TATCTTTTATGGTATGCATGTTTTCACCCAGAAAAAACAATCGCTATACTTGCAAACAAAGGACAAGTTGCGAGAGAGATGCTTGCAAGAATAACTTTGATGTTAGAGAACTTACCTTTCTTTTTACAGCCAGGAACAAAAGCACTTAACAAAGGGTCATTGGAATTTAGTAATAATAGTCGTATCATTGCAAGTGCAACATCTGGTAGTTCTATTCGTGGTATGTCAGTTAATTTATTGTACCTTGACGAGTTTGCGTTTGTAGAACGTGCAAACGAATTCTATACTTCTACTTATCCCGTAATATCTGCGGGTACAGATACCAAAGTAATTGTGACATCAACCGCAAATGGTATCGGTAATACTTTTCATAAACTCTGGGAAGGTGCATGTCAGAATACAAACGAATTCAAACCATTTACTGTTAACTGGTATGATGTACCAGGCCGTGATGAAAAATGGAAAGAGATGACAATTGCAAATACATCTGCACTACAGTTTGACCAAGAGTTTGGTAATACATTCTTCGGGACGGGAGATACATTAATAGACGGAGAAACACTCATGGGTTTCCGTGCAAAAAATCCTCGCAAAGTGCGTGAAGGTGGAGATTTACTTATATATCGTGAACCGATAAAAGACCACCAGTACATTATGACTGTAGATGTTTGTAAGGGAAGAGGTCAGGATTATTCAACCTTTTCGGTATTCGATATTAGCACTAGGCCCTTTAAACAAGTCGCTGTGTATCGCAATAATACTATTTCTCCAGTTCTCTTTCCTAATATTATATATAAGTACGCAAAGTTCTATAATGAGTGTTATGTCGTTATTGAGTCAAATGACCAAGGTTCTGTCGTCTGCAACGGACTATATCAAGAACTAGAATATGAGAATACTCATATGGAGTCTGCGGTCAAATCAGACCGAATTGGTATTGAAATGACTCGTAAAGTTAAACGTATCGGTTGTTCTGCAATCAAGGATATACTAGAACATAAGAAACTCCAGATATTTGATGAACAAACTATACTGGAAGTATCCACTTTTGTATCGAGAGGACAGTCATATGAAGCATCTGACGGTAATCATGATGACTTAATGATGAACCTAGTATTGTTTGGATACTTTGTATCTGGTACATATTTTAGAGATATGACGGATATTAATCTAAAAGAGATTATGTTTGCAGATAGAATGAAAGAAATAGAACAAGATGTAGTTCCAGTAGGGTTTATCGATGACGGAAGTCAGTATATAAATGAGATAGAAAACAAAGAACAAGGTTGGATACAGACCCCATATGACCAAGATGATGTTGAGGATTGGATTTAAAAATCTCGTTTTATATAAATAAAAGTATTGAAAATAACCGTATTATGTATAACTTATAATTAGACTAACGAAATTTAGGAAGAAATCATGGCATTATTTACACCTTCAGCTTCTCCTAGTGTAGTCGTAAAAGAAATAGACTTATCGGGAGTAGTCCCTAACGTCCAAACTACTACGGGTGCATTTGTGGGAAACTTTGGTTGGGGCCCAGTAGGTCAAGCTACTCTAGTCTCAGACGAGTCTGGATTAGTAGAAATCTTTACTGCACCAACAACAACGAATACGGTTGACTTTCACTCTGCAGCTTACTTTTTAAGGTATTCAAATACCTTACAAGTTGTTCGTGAAACTGACTCAGATGCAAAAAATTCTTTTGCGGTAAACTCTTTTGGGAGTGCAACTGCACAAGCAATTAACAACAAAACTGCATTTGAGAACGCAACAATCGACTCGTCAGACGGAGCCTTTATTGGAAGATTTCCAGGCTCTTTAGGAAACTCACTACAAGTATCAATCTGCGGAACGTCAGACTCAGACGGTAGTGGAACTATTAATTTTAACGCATGGGCATACAAATCATCATTTGATGCAGCTCCAGGCACTTCATCTTATGTAAGTGGACTCGGTGGTAAGAATGATGAAATTCATGTCGCAGTAATTGATGAAGACGGAGAAATCAGTGGAACTGCTGGTACAGTTCTAGAAACTTATCCGTTCTTATCAGTTGCCTCAAACGCAAAAGCAACAGACGGAACTTCTAACTATTACAAAGATGTAATAAGAGAAAGAAGTGAATACATCTACGCTGGTGCATTCCATAGAAATTCGGACTCAGACGGTGCGAATGACTTTAGTGGTTCTTTATGGGATACCGCCGCAGTAAATGGTTCACAAGACTTTAAGTCAGATGTGACTTTTGGAACTGGACAAAACACTTGGTCACTAAGTGGTGGTGTTAGTTCTTCTTCATTAGGAACAGATGACTATCTAAGAGGTTTCGACAAGTTTGAAGATAAAGATAATATCGAGATAGACTTTTTAATTGCGCCTGAGTCAATTGCAGATGCAACCGCAACTACAATAGTAAATGACTTAGTATCAACCGCATCTAGTCTAAGAAAAGATTGTGTGGTAGTCGCATCACCCAGTAGAAACGCAGTAGTTGTCACTGGTACGAATGCAGCTGTCATCGCATGTGGAAACACTTATACAAAATCATCATATCTGGTTCAAGATAATAATTATCTAAAAGTGTACGATAAGTACAACGACCAGTTTATAAAAATACCAGCTGCATCAAGTACTGCGGGTCTAATGGCCGCAACTGACTTAGTTGCCGCAAACTGGTTCTCGCCTGCGGGTGCAAGAAGGGGTAGATATCTAGGTATAACTGATATCGTATTAACTCCTACTAAATCCGAAAGAGACGAGTTATATAAAGTTGGTATAAACCCAATTGCAAACATTCCAGGCGAAGGAATAATGTTATTTGGTGACAAGACCAACGAGTCAAGACCTTCTGCATTTGACAGAATAAATGTTAGAAGATTATTCTTAGGAATAGAAAGAGCAATCGCCCTTGCGGGTCGAAACGTAATGTTTGAATTCAATGACGAGTTTACTCGTGCAGAATTTGTAAACATTGTCGAACCTTTCTTAAGAGAAATCAAAGGTCGAAGGGGGATAACAGACTTTAGAGTAGTTTGTGACGCAACAAACAACACTGCGGCTGTTATTGATAGAAACGAATTTATCGCATCTATTTTCATCAAACCTGCTAGAAGTATTAACTTTGTGACACTTAACTTTGTTGCAGTTAGAACTGGGGTAGAGTTTGAAGAAGTAGTCGGAACTGTTTAAGGAGATAAGTAATGGCAATATTAGGAGTCGATGACTTTAAATCCAAGATAAGAGGTGGTGGTGCGAGACCTAATCTCTTTAAGGCAACTGTTAACTTTCCCGCATACGCTGGTGGAGATGTAGAACTTACATCTTTCATGTGTAAAGGTGCTCAACTACCAATGTCGCAAATGAATGTTGTTGATGTGCCTTTTCGTGGTAGACAATTAAAAGTTGCGGGAGACCGAACTTTTGAACCTTGGACAGTCACAATTATAAACGATACTGACTTTACAGTAAGGGACTCAATGGAAAGGTGGGCGAATGGGATTAATGCTCATTCCGCAAATACTGGTTTAACAAACCCAGTTGACTACCAAGCGGATTTAATTGTGGAACAACTCGATAGAGACGAGTCTGTAATCAAGACTTACAACTTTAGAGGTTGTTTCCCAACTAACATATCGCAAATTGACCTTTCATACGAAACTGTAGACACTATTGAAGAGTTTACGGTTGAATTCCAAATTCAGTATTGGGAAAGTAATACTACATCGTAGTCTTAAAACATATATATTTAAAGGGAGTATAAATAAAAATACTCCCTTTAAAATGGGTGAGTTGAAAAGTATGGAAACAATATATGGCAGAACAAGACAATAGTATCTTTAAACTCTTTGGTTTTGAACTTAAAAGAGCAGAAGATAAACAAAAAGAAGATAAGAAAAAGAAACTTGCATCTATAGTTGCACCGACTGACCCAGACGGTGCGGGTTATGTGACTGCAAGTGGTTCTCACTATGGTCAATTTCTTGACATGGACGGTACTCAAGCAAAAGATAACCGTCAACTTATTCTTAAATATCGTGGAGTTGCAGTACACCCAGAAGTAGATGCAGCCATTGAAGATATTGTAAATGAGTCTATGGTTCATTCTGAGAATGAGTCTCCCGTAGAATTAAATCTAGATAATGTGGACGCACCAGATAACATCAAAAAAAGTATGATAGAAGAATTTGAAAAAATTGTTTCTATGATGAAAATCCAAGAACTCGGTTCTGATATTTTTAGGTCTTTCTATATTGACGGTAGACTATATCATCACTTAGTTGTAAATGAACAACAACCTAAATTGGGTATTCAAGATATAAGAAACATTGATGCAACTAAAGTTAGAAAAGTTAAAAATATCAAGTACAAAAAAGATGAAACAACTGGTGCAAAGGTTGTAGATAAAGTAGAAGAATTTTATATCTTCCAAGAAAAAAGTGGAAGTAATCAGGGGATTAAATTATCTCCAGACTCAGTATCGTATGTCACGTCTGGACTGTTAGACCCTTCTAAAAAACAAGTACTATCGTACTTACATAAGGCATTAAAACCCATAAACCAGCTTCGAATGATGGAAGACTCACTGGTAATCTACCGTCTTGCAAGAGCTCCAGAAAGAAGAATATTCTATATTGACGTTGGTAATATGCCTCGTGGTAAATCAGAAGCATATATGAAAGACATCATGACTCGTTATCGAAACAAGTTAGTCTATGATGCAAGTACTGGTGAATTAAAAGACGACAGAAAACACATGAGTATGTTAGAAGATTTCTGGTTGCCGAGAAGAGAAGGTGGTAGGGGTACTGAGATTACTACACTTCCTGGCGGAGAGAACTTAGGACAAATAGATGATATCGTCTATTTCCAAAAAAGATTATATCGTTCATTGAACGTACCTTTAAGTAGATTGGAACAAGAAGCACAATTTAGTCTGGGTAGAAGTACTGAGATTAATCGTGATGAAGTTAAGTTCCAGAAGTTCATTGATAAAATACGAAGAAGATTTTCTAAGATGTTTATTGAAATATTGAGGAAACAACTAATCTTGAAAGGTATTATTACTGACCAAGATTGGAATACTTGGAAGAACGACATAACTGTTGATTTCTTACGAGACAATCACTTTGCAGAACTGAAAGATGCAGAAGTATTACAGAATAGATTGAATACTTTAGACCAGATTTCACAATATGTAGGTGAATACTTCTCACGTGAGTGGGTAATGAAAAATGTTATGCAAATGTCCGAAGAGGATATTGAAAACATGAAAGACCAAGTCGAAGGTGAAAACTCATCTGGAGATGACGAAGAAACCGATGACGCTGGTGATGACTTTTAATTATAGGAGAAATTATGTTTGAAGAAATATATAAATGGTTCTTGGAACTTTTTGGTGTAAAGGAAGAAGAAAAACCCGCACCTAAAAAGAAACCCGTTGCAAAAAAAACTGCAACTAAGAAAAAACCAGTTGCAAAGAAAACTGCAACTAAAAAGAAAACAACTGCAAAGAAGTAGGTAATAAACATGGAAGAGATAGAAGACTTTGAATTAGAACAAGAAGTTGACGGTACTGAACCAGAAGTTCAAGAAGTTGAGTATTATGACCAAGACGAATTACCGTCTGCGGTTGATGATGCAGCTGATGTAATATCTGAATATGACCCACAAGACGAACTTCCTTTAGGTATGGAAAACGATGAAGAACCCGTAAGGGAACTCATTGACCAAATAACTGGAGATGATTTAGTTGGTGCAGAAGGTTCATTTCAGGACATTATTGCAGATAAAGTTGCAAATGCGTTAGACAACAAAAAACATGAAGTTGCAAACTCAGTATATAACGGTATAGATGCGGACGACCTAGAAATAGACCCTGAGACCGAAATAGAGGACGCTGAAGACCCGATTTCAGACGAAACGACTGATAGTATCGAAGAAAACTAGTATCAAAATCTCCTTTTGTATAAATAATAGTTATATAAAAAGGTTATGAAAAATTTTTCTTCATTAAGGGAGTCAACTTCCAAAGGAAAGGTAGTCTTCAAGAAGAAGATTAACCGTATTGATGTGGTAATCTACAAAGATAAAGGTAGATTACCTTTTGTCGTATACATAGATGGCGACAAACTCGATGCGTTTAAAAACCAAAAAGATGCGGAGAAATCTGCAACGGAAACTATTAAAGAACTAACATGAAATTAATAACAGAATATACAGAAAGTAGTTTAGAATGTTTAGTTGAAAAGAAAGAGAATGGAGAGAAGGATTACTCCATTCAAGGTATCTTCGCACAAACAAATAAGAAGAACCGAAATGGTCGTATATATCCAAGAGATACAATGGAACAAGCCGTTGCAAAATACGACAAAGAACAAATTCAAACTAAGAGGGCAGTTGGAGAGTTAAACCACCCAGAAGGGCCGACTGTGAACTTAGATAAGGTTTCACACTTAATCACCGAACTTAAATTTAAGGGAGATGATATAGTAGGAAAGGCACGAATACTTGATACCCCGAATGGTAAGATTGTAAAAGGTCTACTTGACGGTGGAGTTCAACTAGGAGTGTCAACTCGTGGTATGGGTAGTCTTGCGAATAAAGGTGGCGCAATGGAAGTCGGTAAAGACTTTATTCTTAGTACGGTTGATATCGTACAAGACCCTTCCGCACCGTCAGCATTTGTTAATGGTATAATGGAAGGTGTAGATTGGGTCTGGAATAACGGCATCTTAACTCCGCAAGAAGTTGAAAAAATAGAGACAGAAATTAAAACTGCTCCAAAGAAGTTTGCTTATGAGACTTCGGTAAGAGAGTTTAAAAATTTCCTCTCGTTAATTAAATCTAGAATGTAATTTAGGAGACGATATGTCAGACGAAATTAGAAATGACGAGTCTTCTACTGATGAAGTAATTAACGACATCGTGGAAGAAACTCTCGAAGAGCAAGATGCAAAGACATCTGTAAAGGCAAAAGGTAATGCAAAGGACGAAACTCCAGTGTCAGAACCCGAGTCTATTGCAAGTGTTGACAAAGCAGCTAAAGACTCTCCTGATAATTCTGCAAAAAACAAAGCAACTATTGCACCAAAAACTAAAGCGGGTATGATATCTGCAATGGTCACACACATGCAAGCAATGAACAAAATGGACATGCAAAACATGTACAATAGTTATCACAAAACTGAGTCAGTTGAAGAAACTGATGAAGTTATCGCAGAAACGTCAGTAGAGAAAGTAGATGCAGTTGATACTGCAAAAGCAGAACTTGACACTCTTGTTAATAACGAAGCAACTCTTTCCGAAGAGTTCAAAGAAAAAACTGCAGTTATCTTTGAAGCCGCAGTTAAATCTAAACTATCAGAAGAAATTGATAGATTAGAAGCTCAATACAAAGAAGAATTAGAAGAAGAAGTATCTTCAACTAAATCTGAATTGGTTGAGAAAGTAGACAGCTACCTTAACTATGTAGTTGAAAACTGGATTAAGGAAAATGAAATCGCAATCGAGAACGGTTTAAGAACTGAAATCGCTGAAGGTTTCATGGACAAATTGAAAGACTTATTTACTGAGTCTTACATTCAAGTCCCTGAGTCCAAAGTAGACCTAGTTGATGAACTTGCTGAACAAGTAGAAGAGTTAGAAACTAAACTTAACGAAACTACTCAGAAAGTTATCGACCAATCGGGTGAAATCGAAGAAATGACAAAAGACCGCATAATCAACGAGTCTGCGTCAGACCTAGCGGACACTCAAGTAGAGAAGTTAAAATCTTTAGTAAATGACTTAGACTTTGAAAGTGAAGAAAAATACGCTGAAAAAGTTAACACTATTAAAGAAGCTCACTTCTCACAAGAAACTGGTAGTAGTGAAGAAAGTCCAGTAATAGAAGAAGACGGACATGACGAAGTCATGGAAACTTCTCCTAACATGGATAAGTATATCACTGCATTACAAAAAACCGCACCAAAGAATTAATCTTTGATGCATAACATAGGATAATAAAATGGAACAACCAAATTATTCAGCCTTGATTGAAAAATGGAAACCAGTATTAGACGAAGAGTCTGCTGGTGAAATTAAAGACAATCATAGACGTTCCGTGACTGCAACTCTATTGGAAAACCAAGAGAAAGCAATCGCAGAACAAAATGCACAAGGTATGTTATTCGAAGCCGCACCTGCTAACAATGTTGCAAGTGTATCGAATTTCGACCCAGTGTTAATTTCTTTAGTTAGAAGAGCTATGCCTAACTTGATTGCATATGACGTATGTGGTGTGCAACCAATGAACGGCCCAACTGGTTTAATCTTTGCGATGAAAGCAAGATACCAAGGTGGTTCAACTTCTAACAGAGAAGCATTATTTAACGAAGCAGAAACTAGATTTTCTGGTGACTCTTCTGGTACTCATGACTCAGACAACGTCTCAGGTTATAACGGTATCGACTCAGACGGTGACAGATTAACTTCTCTTGCCGCTACTGGTATGCCGACTGTTGACGCAGAAGAGTTAGGTGCATCTACTGGAAGTACTTTCAATGAAATGGGTTTCACAATTGAGAAATCAACTGTGACTGCAGTTTCAAGAGCTCTTAAAGCAGAGTACTCTCTAGAACTTGCACAAGACCTTAAAGCAATTCACGGTTTAGACGCTGAGACTGAATTAGCTAATATCCTTTCTACTGAAATCCTTGCGGAAATCAACAGAGAAGTTATTAGAACTATTAACTCTCAAGCGAAAGACGGTGCTCAACAAGCTAACGTGACTGTAAATGGTGTGTTTAACATGTCATCTGATGCAGACGGACGTTGGAGTGCTGAGAAGTTCAAAGGTTTAGGTGTACAGATTGACAGAGAATGTAATCAAATCGCTAAAGACTCAAGAAGAGGAAAAGGTAATATCCTAATCTGTTCTTCTGACGTTGCAACTGCACTTGCAGCTGCGGGTACTTTGGATTACTCTCCAGGCATATCTAACAACTTAAATGTTGACGATACTGGTAATACTTTTGCTGGTCTTCTTAACGGAAGAATTAAAGTATACATCGACCCATATGCAAACACTGACTACTGTACAGTAGGTTATAAAGGTACTAACCCTTATGACGCTGGTGTTTTCTACTGTCCTTACGTACCATTGCAAATGGTCAAAGCAGTTGGGGAAGATACTTTCCAACCTAGAATTGGTTTTAAAACAAGATACGGAATGGCGTCAAACCCATTTGTAGGTTCTACGCCTGCGAACGGTCTTGCTTCAGTGAAAACTAACTTCTACTACAGAATATTTAAAGTGACTAACATTTTAACATAATCTGTTTAGGTCA